CTGTGCAGTATTTCATATTCCTGCTCATCTGTGTCTTTGACCCTTTGGCTGTTACACTGGTGCTGGCCTGGAACAACTTAACAGCTCACCGTGTAGCCACTAAAAAAGAAGAGGAAGAGGCTTATTTGCGAGGCCTGGAACAGTTGCAGTCTGCTTCGGTTGTTCCCGCTGTGGCGTTACCTGAGGAGCCTTCTGTGGTTCCTGTGCAGGGCTATCATTCACCTATAATCGCTGAAGCTATCGAAAGGGATAAGACTATTGAGCAGCCTGCTGTACAAGTTGTCGAGGAGGTCGCCACGGAAGAGCTGCAGCTTGAGCCAACAGCAGCCCCACCTATCCAAGAACAGGAAGGTGAGGCTGCAGATATTATTGAAGCTAAGAAGGCCCTTATTATTCAGGCCCGCAAAGATATCGAAGCAGCTAGAAGAAGAGCATCTGCAGGTTCGAACGACTCAGTCATGACTACTTAGTTTGAGGATGCAGCACTGCTGCGTTTTCATCAAACGTAGTTACGATGAACTTGCATAGTTCAGACCTCATAATGTCGTCATTGTTAAAGGCTAAGCTGTACATACCAAAGGCTGCTGCAGCTGTGGTATTGAACATGTGGGAGATCTTCTCAAACCCTCCCTGCTTAGCTTTAGGTAAATCAGACTGGGCATTGTCTGCACATAAGATCATTTTCGTAAATTTACCTATACGGGTAAGTAGCGTTTGAATCTCGTTTACGGTCAGATTCTGCGCTTCGTCGACACAGATAAACCTGGCTGTCCAGCTGGCTCCACGGCAGAAGTTAATCGGCTGGTAAGTCACCCTATTCTCCCCCTTAAGACGCTTAACTTCCCCTGCAGGCAACAGCTCCTCAAGCTTATCTTCAAAAGGGCCCATGTAAGGTTCGTACTTTCCTGCAATATCTCCAGGCAGATAGCCCAACTTAGAATCTGCGGATTCTACGGCAGCACGTACAAAAACAAGATCAGACACTTTCTTCTTGTTCAATAACTCTAAGCCTATACGTACAGCAGAAAGTGTTTTACTGCTGCCTGCAGGACCAGACAGAAATATTACTCGGCTATCCCTGTCTGCTCCAAGCTCTATCAATGCTTGCTGCTTTTCAGTCCATGGAAGCTCTCTCACGTGGAGCTCAAAATCTATCTTCTCTCTCTGATATATTTTGGGGCTGTTGTCTGGTTTTGGTGTTTTAGGCTTAGGCATAATTTTGATTATAGGGCACCGACACATTAACTGATAGCTAAAAAAAGCCTGAGATTTAACTCAGGCTTTTAGGTTATTTAGGTTTGTTAACTACTCTAGCAGGACGCGCTGTCACAGCCTTGGCAAAAGCGTATCGCAGGTCGTCCATATCTTCTCGCATACGCTCTATGTCTGTACACCTGGTCTCCAGGTCAGCTATTCTGGTCTGTAGCTCCGCCAGATTACCCAGCTCCACTTTTACTTGTGTGCTTTTGAACGTCCCACACGCGGCAAACGCAAGTAGTATCAGCAATACCAAGTTATCCAATACTTGTTGTTTAAGCTTTTGAAAAAACATAATTTTTATTATTTAGCACTAGCATGGTATATTTGCGACTAAGTGTACGCGCATGTAGGGCATTTATTCGTAAACCTGCCGCACGGAAAGCCTCTTGGATTTTATGAGGCCGTCTAAAATTGCTGCCTTTATCTAAATACTCGCTTTTGAACTCTATATCGAACATCTTGAACAGTTCCAACCATACACGCCTGCGGTCGTAGAACTCTTGCACTGCATCAGCACAGCCCCGCAAGTCGAAGTCTTCTTTTATAGTTTGATAGTACCACATCTCGATACCAAATAAGACTTGCTGTGCCTCTAATGCTGCCTCTTTGAACCTGCACCTAGCTAACGCCTGTAACACCTCCCAAACCTCTTGGGCGGTGTGTGTAATGTGGTAGCGTATAGGAAGTGTCCTGCCGCCTAAAATATCATTATGCACTGCAGAGGCCTTGCGATTGACGCTACTCATTTATTATACAATTTACGCATGTCTGGTCCTATATAGTTAGCCCCAAAAGGAGAGGCATGCTCTAGTGTTATTATCGGATCTGATCCAAAAGTAGAATTGTAGTTTCCTGGCTGTATATTGTGCTCGGTGAGCTCAAGGTAATGTTGACCGTCGTGCTTACCGAGGTGTCTGAAAGCGTTAGGATTCACGTGAACACCGATCTCTTCATTTAATTCTCTTGCAGCTGCCTGTATAGGAGTTTCACCTTTCTCTATTCCCCCGCCTATATGCCTAACTTTGCCTATATTCGCAGGCCATTGAGGATTGTTTAGCTTTTCTAGTAAATATTGTCCCTTGTAAGGCAATACCACTCTCACCCTTTCTTGTGCGGCTATTTTTTGTGTCATACGTTTTTCAACATTTAACGGAATTAGCATTTTAGGTGCGTGTATCCGGAATCCGCTAGGCTTGTGTGTTAAGCCTACATATTTGTCGTTTGTCACGCTGTCTACCTTGAACTGCTTCGGATACTTCAGCATGAGACTGCCGAGAATCTCGTTTTTGCCCGCATAGTCGTTTTTATCGGAAAGCCGTTTGGCTTCAATAAGCTGCTTTAAAGCGTACGACTTGGCTATTTTAACTAAAAATGCAGGAAACACAGTCATAGGTAACTAACGCTCATGTTCTGTAATCATGATATTATACCATGTTTACTACCGCCAGCTAATAGTGGGGTGTGTTAGACGTAATTAGTCTTTGAGCCTAGTACGAGTAACGATGAATCAATCTTTTTGATGATGGTGAATCCGTATACATCTGTTCCGCTGCTGCTGGGCAAAGGCTCATCGCCGCCAGGCCACATTACGGTTGCGGTATTATCGTCGATAGTTAACGTACCAAATACTTTGGTGCCTGCGCTAAGATACGAGGATACAAGCACCGCCACATTAACTGTCTGCCCTGCCAGCATGGAGGCAGGCAAGGTCATCTTTAAATTGTAGGTTGTGGCTGTACCATTCAAAAAGAACAGCTGAGAATTGTTCAAATCTAGTACCACATCACCTGCAGCATTTCCAGGTGTACCTCCGTCTGCAGAAGCATCAAACTTCATACCTTCGCGAATTGGTGCAGTTAGGAGACCTGAATACGTTACCACGCCACCAGCTACACCTCCGACAAAGGCATTAACCAATATTTTAGCAAAAGCCACCGGAGCCACTACAAACGTAAGCCTTCCCTTACCTGCAATTGAGGGGTGGACTGCCACGGAATAGTCCATGCTTGGCGACTTAACAGAGCCATCAACACTAATCAGGTAGCCTGCAGGGTCCGTACCATTATAGCCATTTATAGTGAATACTTGTGTGGCCCCATCTCCTACCAACAACGTAGATGCAGTGCCTGCAACTGCGGTAACAAACCCCGTGGCTCCAGTTAAGCCGGTAGCTCCTGTTGGTCCTCCTGGTGCACCTACGTCTCCTTTAACTCCGGTAGCTCCAACCACACCAGTTGCACCAGTGGCTCCGTTAGTTCCATTAGTTCCATTAGTTCCTGCCGTCCCCTGTAGCCCTTGAGGGCCGACAACGTCAATAGCTCTCCAGTATGGACTGCCGCCTGGGGTGTCAGGTAGTTGCTCCGCACCGTGAGCTATCAGGCAAGTGTAGAATACACCTAAATGCAGTACAGTACTGTGTAAGGCATAATATGTAGTAGCGCCTGCGTAAATAGTATAAGCTCCTAGCTGGGTAGATACAGGGCCTGTCGGTCCTGTTAATCCGGTAGCCCCAGTTAGTCCTGTTAGTCCTGTTGCTCCTCTCGTACCTGTTGCTCCTTGTACTCCTGTAGCTCCTCTCGGACCTGTGGCTCCTTCGGACTGACCCCAGACTATAGCTGTACCACTCCACTTTAATAGCTCCCCAACATTAGGTGGAGTGTTAGAGATAGTCATGCCCCGCAATTTAGAGACATATACGTTTGTAGGGTCGTTAGATGTGGAGGCTGCATCCCCTGAGAGAGCATAACCTAATTGAGCTGCTGATGGTTTATTTAATGGCATAATATATATAGTTTAGTTTTAAGTTGGAGGTGTTGACACTGCACCGTTACTATAATAGACTTCACCGACATAGCCGGTAAAAGGAGATCCTGCTTCGTAGTACAAGTCGTTGAAGATACCGTTCCCACTCGCATTTAGTCCAGTTATCAGCGTACCTCCAATGTACCAGCCATCAGTGTTGTTTGTTCCTGTGTATATGCTGCCTACTTTATAGTACACTTGGTCTGATTCTCTAGTACCAGTCCCATTCACATCTAGTCCAGGTATCAGCGTACCTCCAATGTACCAGCCATCAGTATCGTTTGTTCCTGTGTATGGGTAGCCTCCTTCGTAGTACAATTGGTCTGATTCTCTAGTACCATCTCCATTCTCATCTAGTCCAGTTATCAGTACGCCCCCAATGTACCAGCTACTGCCAGAGCCTCCTGTGCCTACACTATTCAGGCCATCCATAAGTACACCCTCAATGTACCAGCCATTAGTACCGTTTGTTCCTGTGTATTTGCTGCCTCCTACGTAGTACAGTCCTCCACTAGTACCAGTCCCACTCGCATTTAGTCCAGTCATCAGTACACCATCAATGTACCAGCTACCGCCAGAGGCTCCTGTGTATATACTGCCTCCTACGTAGTACAGTCCTCCGCTAGTACCAGTCCCACTCACATTTAGTCCAGGCATCAGTACACCCTCAATGTACCAGCTACTGCCAGAGCCTCCTGTGCCTGACTCATTTAAGCCAGTCATCAGTACACCCTCAATGTACCAGCCATTAGTACCGTTTGTTCCTGTGTATTTGCTGCCTCCTACGTAGTACAGTCCTCCGCTAGTACCAGTCCCACTCGCATTTAGCCCAGTCATAAGTACTCCATCAATGTACCAATACCCTGCATGAGCTCCTGTTCCTGGAGGATCTATCAAATTTGTGGCGTAGCCGCCGGATACGAAATAAAGAGACCCAAATTCATGCGGTGAAGTGAGATTCCATGGCGGTTGCGAATATAGATTCGCATTAACTAGCCCCGAGAATGGGGTACCATTGAGGAAATACTGCCAAGCGCCAGTTATTCCATTACCTGAGCTATCCAACGTAGTTGCTGCGCCTTGATAGTAATAGGTACCAGGTTCCGGTTCCGCCAACCATCCACTACCTGAGCTATTCAAAGCATACGGTACACCTGCGATGTAGTAAGGACCACTAGGTGTGAGCCATCCTGTACCTGCAACATTTAAGCCAGCAGCTATCAATCCTCCAATGTACCAACCATTAGTGCCGTTAGTTCCGGCGAATAGTGAGCCAGCCACATAATAGTAGCCTACAAAAGGCGAACCTGCAAGTGATACACCTGTACCGCTACTATTTAACCCGAAGTAAGGATACCCTCCAATACACCAGGATGTTCCGTTCCATCCAGTCAGTGGCGCGCCTCCAGAATAATAAAGCTCGCCAATCTGACCCGCGCCGAATTGGTCTAAGGTAAGCCGCTCTGTACCGTTAACGAAATAAGGGCCGCTAGGCGAAAGCCACCCTGTTCCGCTTTGAT